AAATACTCTAAGAGAAGTATTTGTAGATAGAGACCAAACAGTAGAAAATAATCCAAAATATAGAGATGATTTAACTATAGATGTTCTAAAAATAAAAGCTTCAGAATATTACAAACAAAACGGTAAGTTGACTATATGGGAATTTTGTGATTTTGTGGGATGTGATTATTCAGTTATTCAGAATAGACTCCATTCAAATAAATCTCATTGGATTAAATTTAAAGATGAAGTGGTTTCAACTCTCAATCACAAAATTGTAGCCATAGAATTCGTTGGCGAAATGGATGTTTATGACCTTACAGTAGAAAAATATCATAACTTTGCTACAGATAGTTGTTTCGTGCGCAACACAATGGATATGGACCCCATCATAGCGTCAGCTTTAGACATCTACGCTGATGAATGTCTTACGATGAATGAAATGGGTAAGATATTGGTAGTTCATGCTGAAGATGATAATATCAAGGGTATTCTAACCAACCTATTCTATGACGTATTAAACATTGAACATAATCTGTGGTCGTGGACTCGTAATATGTGTAAGTATGGTGACTTTTACATGCGATTGTATATTTCGCCAGAATATGGGGTATATCAAATCGAGCCCATTTCTGCTTATAATGTAGAACGTCTTGAGAATACAGACCCACTCAATAAGAATTACGTTAAGTTCCAAATACGTCCCACCGATACATCACAGGTAGAAACACTTGAATTCTTTGAGTGTGCTCATTTTAGATTGCTTTCCGATTCCAATTTCCTCCCTTATGGAAAGGGAATGATTGAAGGTGCTCGCCGTGTGTGGAAACAGCTATCATTGATGGAAGACGCTATGTTAATCCATCGTATTATGCGTGCTCCTGAGAAACGTATTTTCAAGTTGGATATCGGTAACATTCCTCCACAAGACGTAGATTCTTTCATGGAGAAAGCTATTTCTAAGATGAAGAAGGTTCCGTATCTTGACCCACAGACGGGCGATTACAACCTTCGTTTCAACCTACAAAACATGGTTGAAGACTTCTATCTACCCGTTCGTGGTAGTGATAGTGGAACGTCTATTGATACCCTCAGTGGTATGGAATTTACAGGTATTGACGATATCGAGTATCTCCGTAACAAGTTGATGGCTGCTTTGAAGATTCCTAAAGCCTTCTTAGGTTATGAAGAAGAACTCTCAGGAAAGGCTACATTAGCATCAGAAGATGTAAGGTTTGCAAGAACCATTCAACGTATTCAGAGAATCCTTATTTCTGAGTTGGAGAAGATAGCTATTGTTCACTTATATTCACAGGGATATCGTGATGAGTCGTTGGTTAATTTCAAGATTGAGTTTACCAATCCATCGACTATCTTTGAAAAGGAGAAGATTGAAGTTTGGGGTAATAAGGTTGAAGTAGCCAAACAGATGATGTCTGATGAGGCTAGATTGTTCTCTAAGGCTTGGATTTACAAGAATGTATTCAATCTTTCTAAGGATGATTCTGAGGTATTACTTGACCAGATTGTTGAAGATGCTAAACAGATGTGGCGTCTCAAGTCAATTTCAGAAGAAGGTAATGACCCTGCTAAACCATATGAAAAGATTAATCCAAATGCAGAGGGTGGTGGGGGTGGAGGCGGACCTGAAGGTGGGATGGGTGGAGAACCTCCGGGCGGAATGGGTGGGCCGGAAGGTGAATTAGCAGGTGCTTTGGGTGGTGGTGAACCGGGTGGCGGGCCGGGTGGGCCTTTGGAAGAAGAGTCAGCACCCAAGAAACAGGGTGAACATTCTGATGATTATGTAAGACCTTCACAGAAGGGAAACAAGAAAGCTACTGATTATCCATTTGGTGAAGACCCGCTTGGGGACAAGGAAAACAACGAAAAGAATATCCATACTAACCCATTAACTCATAAGTGGAAAGGTGGGTCTCCATTAAGTACCCTTGAAGGTGTAAAGAAACAGGGTATGCTTTTGAGTTTGCAGTCATATTTGGATAAGACGACATCGGAGAAAAAGCAGTTAATTAAGGAAGCGAAATCTGGTGGAATTCGATCAATGTTAGACGAGGGCAACATAATTGACGAATAATGAAATAATACACTTTCACACGAAATCCTCATATTTATAAATTAGTATAAGAGTTTGAATATATATGTCAAAATTGCGTCATTCTAAGTTTAGAAATACCGGCATTTTGTTTGAGTTGCTGAGCCGTCAGATAACCGCAGACATTTTGCGTGGAAAAGAGAAGTCAGAAGCTAAGGAATTACTCTTTAAATACTTCACAGAAAGTACAGAGTTGGGTAAAGAATGGCGACTCTACAATTTCCTATTGTCAGAAAAGATTAAAGACGATACTCACGCCGAACGATTTTTATCAGTTATTGTAGAACAACGTAAGAAATTAAGCAATCCAACTCTTGCTCGTGAAAAATACGAATTAATCAAAGAAATTAAAGAGTTATATCCTATAGCAGATTTCCTAAAAGCAAATATTAAGAACTATCGGACTTTGGCCTCTATATTCAAACTCTTTGAGGATGCATCGTCCAGGGACTTAAAATTTGACGTTAAGGAAATTTATCAAGCTAAAACGTGTATTGTTGAGAACATAGTTGATAAACCAAAGAAAGTTACAGAAGAAGAAGAATTACTAGCTTTTTATGGTAAGCAAAATGAAGAAGTTCGTTTGCTTTCAATGAAGATGTTAGTAGATGGTATGAACAAGAAGTATAAGAATCTTGATGAAAAACAAAAGTTGGTATTAACGGAATATATTAATAATATTTCCAATACGAATTCTCTTAATGAGTTCATTGTTGCTAAAGTAGCCGAAATCAAAACGGAACTAACAGACGTATGTAACAAGATTAAAGATTCTGACGTAATTAAGATTAAGATTAATGAAGCCGTTAGACAGCTTGATAAAATCAAACCAAGTAAGGTAGTAAAGGACAATCAAATTACGATGGTGCTTCTATCTTATGAATTACTAAAAGAAGTACGTAGGCAGATAGGAACTAAAACAAATGAAAAAGCAACAGCTTAAAGAATTACTTAAACACATCATTCAAGAGGTAAAGCGTAATAGCTTAACTGAAAGTAATGATAAAGATAAATTGTTTCAACTTAAACAAAAACGTAAAGAATTATCAAAAAGATTTAAAAATTCTTCTGGAGAAGGCGATTCCAGAAATACTCATTTAGCTCAACGTGAATTAGAATATCAGATAAGTCAATTGGAAAAAACCCTTGGTATAAGTGAAAATTCTGTTAACGTAACCAAGGACCCACAATTAAAGGTTGGAACTGACATTCCTATGGGTGCTGTTAATGTTGAAGAGGAAAGAACTTTGGGAGTTCCTGAACAGTATCAAAAAAGAATAGCTATTCAAACTCTTAAAATGCATGACGCTGCTGTTGGTATAATGGGTGGAATGGATAAAGATGAAGCTAGAGAATTCTTAAAAAGAATTGGGTGGTCTGATGCAAAAATCAGTCAAGTAGAAAATGGTGCTGTTAAGATGAATGAAGTATTGACACCTGCTACAATTAATAGAGCTAGAATATTTGCTGGAGCAGCACTTCGTTGGGCAGTTGACCCTACCGCAGCATCTAGTGCTTTAAAGAGACTTGCTTTCAAAGTTGCTAAACCAGATTTGAGAAAAGATTATGAACTAGCAGCTCAATACGTGTTAGACCCTAAGATGGCTAAAACATTGCAAGAAATGTCAACTACGGGTGGAGTGGCTGGATATGCTACTCCATACGCATTTTCGAAGAAGGGAAGCGGAGCAAAGAGAGCGTTAGATGTAACTAAGAAAATGGGAATGAAAGTGGTCGGCGAAGCACTGAGAGTATAACGATATGATTAAACTAAAACATTTGATAAGTTTGACTGAGCAGGCACCAGTGGCTGCTAAGATGGCACCGCCTCCAGCTGCTCCTGAGCCTGGTGCTGATACTGCTGCGGCTCCACTACCAGCAGCGGATACAGCTCCAACTCCAGAAGACCCATCGGAATATGATTGGACACGAGATTTCAGAGCATTTGAAGATACAAAGAATAAACAAGAAGCAGCAGCTAAGAAGGGCTTAGTTACTAAGATGAATAAGTTCTTGTTGAACAAGACTATTACCGCAAATGCTTCTCGTGGATATGGACAACCTAAGTCTGACTATACGATTGAAAGTATTAAGAAAGTCAGTGTAGAATTTTGGTATGATAAATATGTTGTTATTGTAACCGATGGTAATGACAAAAAATATTTCTTAACTCCTGGCGTCAATATTAAGGTTGACCAAGGTGCAGCCGGCGGAGAACAACCAACCGCACCTGGTGCTGACCAAGCTCCTACAGAACCACCACCAGAACAGACACCACCTGAGCCAGAAGCTCCAGTGGAACCTAAAGCAGAAGAACCACCGGTAGATACTCCACCAGAAGGTGGAGCACCAGCAGAACCTAAAGCTGCTATGGAACCACCGCCAGAGGCTCCAAAAGCACCAGCTCCAGCTCCGCCTCCAGCAGCTCCAACACCGAAAGCCCCAGCTCCTGCGGCTCCAGAACCAGAAGTGCCTGTTCCAGCACCTAAGAAGAAGAAACTTCCACCACAACCTATTGCAGAAGAGATTAACGAGAGACCATATAA